GCTTTCTCGCGAGACTTTATTAATTCCTGATCTATGGGACCAGTATTTTCTTTTACCTCTGGCTCCGGTTTTTCTGCGTACTCCTGTTCTTCGGAGTAGTCAGTCATAATGCGTTCGTCTTTTTTCCATGTAGCCTCCTATCTAACCATAATAGAGAAAAATGTTAATACATAATAAAGATTAGGGATAACAGGGTCTTGTAAATCCTGCCCCTGCACTTCTTCAATCGCACTTAAAATATGATACGTTCCTACCGTTACATTTTGAATTCCCTGTAATGAATCGTAGAGTGCCCGGTAGACAGTCCTCGCGTCTATGGGATCATTGTCAAAGCACTTGAATTGAAAGGACGGCTCGGTTATACCTGGTGTATACGGAGTAGACGTGCCGCCCCGTATAATAAAGGTTACTGCCGGTAATGTCGTGCCTACGGGTAAATCAGGGACAACCGCCTTAGTGTCTTTTTTAAGCGGGGCATAAATGCGCGTGCCGACCAAAGCAGTCAAGGCTGTTTGAGTAAGTAGATAATTCCTTATGGCAATATTGGCATCGATCATAAGTGTGCTTTCATTCCTTTGGCTAATTTGTCAATGTTGGCATCCAGGGCGGGACGGAAATACGGTTGTGCGGCCATTTTAGAGGTTCCGGTTTCGAGATATCCTCCATACCCGGATGTCGAATAGACAGCCCCCTCGTTGGGTTTAAGATCAGGATTAGTCTCAGTAAATGGGTCCTCTCCACTTTTGGGTTTTCCTTTGGTAGTTACCTTGCTGCCTATTTTATATGCGATTGAGCGCCTATTGTGTCCAGTCACATGGGGAGACTCCTGTATAGCAGCGTTGGCTATTTCTACCACAGCCTCTTTTAATGATAAAGAGTACGCCTTTTCTACTTTCTCAATGGCCTCTTTTGTTTCAAGGTTTAATACCCAGGTTGCGCCTATCTTCATTTTACCGTCCTCAAGAAGCACTCCATATGATTTGCTCCGCCCTGTCGTTGTGTGGCTGAGATTACCTCGTATGTACGGCTGTCTAAAATAACTTGGTCTCGCTCCGTCACATCGATATCCCCTAAGAATAATTGTAAATCTGCTATCACGACCTGAGCACCGACCATTATTTCCCGATTCTTGGGAGTGGACCATCTACAGGGCTCATCAGTGTGCAGGTCCGCCCATGTTTGAGAGGGATTTCCATAATCGTCCTGCGCTCCCTCGGTATACCTCTGAATAGTACAGGTGTTTACAAGGAGATCGTTATAGCTCATTCAATATCCTCGGTTTGGTCTATATCTGTGAAGTTCATTTCAGCCCATGCTAACGCCGGGGTGTTGGCGTCGTTTTCCCTTAGCCTGGCCGCAAGTGCGAGTTTGTTCGATACGGATTTCTTGGTATATGAGTAATCGCCGATCCTTTCACTATCGGCATAATCAGACAGATAAGCAGCCCATGATTCCAGGGCGGCAGCAGCGGCCAAGTTGACCGAACCCTCGGAGTCAAGAAAAACCTGCAATTCTTCGTCGGAGAACTTAGCCCCGGCGGTGTCCTGAATTATTAATCGTATTTTACCTATATCAGTCGAAAGATTGTACGTAATTGTCATACTATCACCTTACAAATCATATTCATGCACGCCGACGAAGAAGTCGATTGTTGCGCTATTCGTGGCATTCCAGCACTCGATCCACATATTGCTTCCGGATGCTATTTTGGGGCACATGACATCTAATATTTTTCGGTTTTTGTCAGCAACCTCTTTGATAAACATAAACTCTGTGTATTGCCCTGCTGTCACGGCTTCTACGTTAGTTCCCGCTCCCCATACAATACGTAGTTTATACACTGTAGCAGACGAGTTAGCCACAACAAGGATTCTATGGAAATCTCCCCTGACTCCGCCGTCAAATATAGGTGTGTCGTCCGGCCCGAAAATTTTGGCTGGGGTAGCAGTTCCCCAGGTGTTGTTTCCAGATGTAGCCTGATAGGGATTTAGAGTTTCCTGTAAAGCCCAGTCATCACCGCTCTGATCGGCGCTAATACCAAACCAGCGCTCTTTATTATGTAAGTGTTCTTCAATAAAGTCGGCTTCTACTGCCAAACTAGATATACTCGAGGTCAACCGTCTTAAAGTTCCTATTAAATCAATCATGGATAACCTAGCCTGTAAAGTAATCGGTGTTCGTCTCCGCTCAAAGCCCTCGACCAAACACGGGGATGGTGAATCTTTCCTTTAAACCAATTTGCATCCTCAGTGTAGCGACACCCGATTCTGAAATCATCAGACAAAGAAGATTCTGGATCGATCAGTAAATCAGATACAGTTGCTATTGGATCACCGTCCATGTAATGTTGACAAGTAGCGCCCACACGTGAGTATCCAAATAAATGCCATTCACCCGTTTCCCATCCAAGAGAATATGATGCTGTCCTGGTAGTGGCCCCTGCAGAGTGGTGATGCCTTACGGTCATGTATTCAAGTGCCCCTATTTTTGTAATGTACACTTCCCATCCACGAGAATTGACAACATATTTACCCATGATGACTTGTGAAAGACCGGTATCAGTCCAGTTAAACCAAAATGATAGGCTGTAATCACCAGATGTAAAATCAAGATTCGCACAATCAGCAGCCGGGATGTCTATAAATTGATTAGTGTTTAATGTGGGGTATATTAAATTCAAATAAACACCAAAATGACCAGCGGCTATTTGCTGCCACAACGGAGCGCCTATCGCCGATTGCATTGTCGCCATAGAGTGATTATTTGATTCGTCATGACAAAGTAACCCGCTGGCCTCCAGCATTGAAAGGTCAAGCTGTATATCGTCGTTAAGGGTTAAGCTATCGTAAAAGCTCCTCATATCTCGTATAGCGCTTCCCAGGGATAGACCCGGTTAGTTCCGGCTGTTTTCTGAATCGTAACTCGTACCCCGTATCTATTAGGGTCTAGGTCGATTGTTAAAATTGGCGGTGTAATAGCTCCGGCAAAGGTCAATGTATCGGCTAGTAACAATCCAGCGCCGCCGGGTGCTACATCGTAATATAAATTAATAACAATGGTTTCGGTTGCTGTGTGTGCGGTACAATCAATTTTCACACATAACGGGTTAAATACGCCCAAAGGGGCGGCGTTAATATAGACGTTTTGTTCTGTACCGTCCGTTGTCACCGTACCGCCTGTTTCGCTTAAAGTAGGCAGGGCATTGGTAACTGTTAAAATATCCGTGACATCGGCCTGGAGTAAAACAATATCAGCGTCAATGTTGGCTACGTCAAGAATTAACCCATCGATTAACGCATCCAGCGCAACTATATCTGCCGCAATCTCCGCTATAGAGGCTTCGATCTCTGACAGGTCGGTAACATTGTGCACTCCTTCCATTATGGTTTGTAGCCCTCGCTTATTGACATATTGCACATATTCCCGTCCCCGGTTATACCGTAAATCGCTCCCAAGAATAAATTGCTGGTCCCAATGTGATAACTCCCTCCCCGTGGGTTTATCCGCATACCATCACCAATTACAGCAGCATTCCCTAAAGATAGATAAACCACACTATCCCCGTCATTAACCAGGTCCAGACTAACACGGTTTACATTTGCTGCCCGAACTACGGTCGAAACGGCCAGTACTGTAACATGATCGGTATATGCGCTGGGTATGGGGAATATTCTAGGATCAGGCATAGCTTCCTACTTATGCGTAACTGTTACACTGCCGACCCAATCTGTTATGTCCAGGTAAATACCATCTTCCATTGCACAGTCATAATTTAACGTGACGGGCGGTGCTGACACCTGCACAGCAGAGCGCAAATGAATCGTTGCTATCAGTGTACCTGTGGCATCAATCCCATCATATACCTCTATCTGCCCGACTGTAGTAGTGCCGTTTACAGTAATATTGTGCAGCACACATTTTCCAGTTTTGACAAGCGTGTCTGCTATTACATTAGTTTTGTCCCAGGGAAAATCAATTGCTGAATTCATAGATACCTCCATTAATACGGGGCGGCGGGAAAGGAGAGATAACCCGCCGCCCCAAACCTGATTAGACTAGCTAACCAAGCCGCCGGCGTAAGTGGCTCTCCAATCAAGTTCGCAAATGCCAAAACAATGGCGAACGCGATAGAAAACGTTATCGGTTGCAAAGTCACCGGACATAGGTCCGATGGCCCCGCCGCCGATAGTGACTTTGTCAGAGGCCTTCATACAGATTTCCGGCCTCTCGTGTCCCCTCAGATATCCGGCCTCAAGAGCTGCAATGTCGTTGGGATCTGCGAACAGATACCATGCAGTATTGCCGTTCGTAGCATCGCAAACAGGCAGCCACGGTTCCACGATTAACTCAAGT